AAACCCAGTGTAGAGAGCGCTTATGTGAGTGCTGATGAGCGCGTGCTCGATCCAACGCTGTTGGAGAAGAGCGCGCTTGAGCGCATGCCGAACCCGTCCGGGTGGCGCATGCTGGTACTTCCTTATGCGGGGAAGGGCACAACGAAGGGTGGGATCCACCTCACCCAGGAGACCCTGGATAGAGAAGGCCTGGCCACCGTGGTGGCCTATGTGGTGAAAATGGGCCCCCTCTGCTACGCGGAGACGTCCAAGTTTGGCCACAAGCCTTGGTGCAAGGAGCGCGACTGGGTCTTGATCGGCCGCTACTCAGGGGCTCGCTTCAAGCTTGAAGACGGTGCTGAGGTCCGCATCATCAATGACGACGAGGTCATTGGAACCATCCTAAACCCCGACGACATAGTGAGCTTCCGATGATTGAGAACCAAGCCAAGCAAGCCGAAGAAGACCAGGTCGACATCGAGATCACCGAAGACCTGCCCGAGGGCTCTTCCGCCCCCGCCTCTAGCGACGACGAGCTTGAGCGCTACACCAAGCAGGTGTCTCGGCGCATCAACAAGCTGAATCAGAAGAGCCGGGAGGCCGAGGAGCGTGCTGCCCAGCTGGAGCGCGTGGCGATGCAGAAGGAGCAGGAGCTCCAGCAGTACCGCCAGCAGACGGTCCACTACCAACACAGCATGCTCCAGAAGGAAGAGGAGTCGCTGAAGGCGAAGTCTGACCAGGTCGATGAGATCTACCGGAAGGCGGTCTCCAGCGGCGACGCCGAGCTCATGTCCAAGGCCGATACCCTGAAGACCGAGCTCGCGATCCAGAAAGAAAAGCTGAACGCCGCTAAGGCCCGCTATGCCGGCGCCCAGCAGGCTCAGCAGCAACAACCCCGGGCGGAGCACTACCAGCCTGAGCTGCAGCAGCAACAGGTAAGGCCCACGGACCAGGCCCTAACCTGGCACCAGCAGAACCCCTGGTACGGGAACCAAGAGGATCCTGACCATGCAGCGGCTACGCAGCTTGCTTATTTCACCCACTTCAACCTCCTGAACGAGGGCTATGAAGCGGACTCGGAGGATTACTATTCGGAGTTGAACAAGCGCGTGTATCGGGCGTATCCTTCGCTCAAGGCCGCCGATACTGGTGGCCAAGAAGCCGGGAAACAGGAAAGTCGACCCTCTGTGCAAAGAGTCGCTTCCGCCTCCGTGGGAGGTCGGCAAAAAACACAGGCTAAGCGTGGCGTGACGTTCACCAAGTCGGAGATCGAACGCCTCCGCGGTCTGAAGCCGCACAACATGAGCGAGGAGCAGTGGCTCCAGCGAGTGGCTAAGGAAAAGCAGAAGATCGCACAACGAGAGGCCCGCTGATATGAGTAACACGTCAAACCGCGCGAACCGTGATTCCGAGACTCACGAAAAACAAGCTCGCAGACAACCTTGGCGCCCAGTGCGCAAGCTGGAAACTCCTCCGGCTCCTCCGGGGTACGAATACCGTTGGATTCGGGAGAGCATGCTGGGGCAAGAAGACAGGGCGAACGTGTCCCGTCGAGTGCGCGAGGGCTGGGAACTGGTGCGTGGCACCGACCTCCCGCCTGAGTGGCGCGATGCCTACCCCACCATGGACAGCGGCCGCCATGAGGGCGTGATTAGTACCGAGGGTCTGCTGCTGGCGAAATTACCGATCGAAACGGTTGAGGAGCGTCGAGCCTATTACAACGACAAGACGCGCCAGGCCCGGGAAGCGCTGGACAATAATATGTTTGGCGAGCTCCGCGGTGACAGCCGTTACGTTAAGTATGACCCCCAGCGCGACACCCAAGTAACTTTTGGACGACGCTGATAGGAGGCCATTCACATGGCAAATAACGACGCTGCTTTTGGACTGCGTCCGAGCCGTATGATGGGTGGAGCCCCTTACTCTGGGGGTCAATCCCGTTATCGGATCGCAAGCGGTCTTTCCGGTGCAATTTTCCAGGGCGACCTGGTCAAGCAAGTCACCGGCGGTGGTATTGAGCGCGCCGCAGCATCCAGCACGGTTCCCGTGGTGGGTGTGTTCAACGGTTGCACATACACCGACCCCACGACCGGCGAGACGGTTTTCAAGAACTACTATCCCGGTTCGATTTCTGCTTCCGACATCATTGCGTTCGTCGTTGACGATCCCAATGTGGTGTTCGAAGTCCAAGCAGATGCTGCCTTCCCGGTGGCTGATCTGTTCGGCAACTTCGACATCGTCGACAACGCCACGACCGGCGACGTGAAATCCGGCCGCTCCAACCTGGAGCTGGATGTCACGACGGGTGCTACGACCACGACCCTGCCGCTCAAGGCAATCGACATCTCGCAAGATCCCGATAACGACGACGTGTCCAGCGCTAACACGAACGTGCTTGTGGTGATTCAGAACCACATCATGGGCGTGAAGTCCGCTGGTCTGGCATAAGGAGGCTGACCAATGGCTATTTCACGCGCCCAGCTCGCGAAAGAGCTTGAGCCCGGACTCAACAGCCTCTTTGGCATGAGCTACGACAGCTACTCTCGTGAGTACGAGCAGATCTTCGCCATCGAAGATTCTCAGCGTGCGTTTGAGGAGGAAGTGCTGGTCACCGGATTCGGCTCCGCGCCGACCAAAACCGAAGGCCAGGGCGTCCAGTTCGACAACGCCTCTGAGAGCTACACCGCTCGCTACACCCACGACACGATCGCACTCGCCTTCTCGCTGACCGAAGAGGCCGTTGAGGACAACCTCTACGACTCGCTTGGCAAGCGCTACGTGAAGGCCCTTGCTCGTTCCATGGCTAACACCAAGGAAGTGAAGGGTGCCGACGTGCTCAACAACGCCTTCTCCTCCAGCTTCGCTGGCGGCGACGGTAAGGCACTGATCGCTACCGACCACCCGCTGGCCGGTGGTGGCACCGCTGCCAACCGTGCGACGACGATGGCCGACCTCAACGAGACGTCCCTTGAAGACGCGCTGATCGACATCAGCACCTTCACCGACGATCGCGGTCTCACCATCTCGGTGCAGGCGACCAAGCTTGTGGTTCCCCCGCAGCTGGTGTTCGTTGCCGACCGCATCCTGGAGTCCACGCTCCGGGTTGGCACGGCCGACAACGACATCAACGCAATCCGGAACACGGGCGTGCTTCCCGGTGGCTACACCGTGAACCACTACCTGACCGACCCGGATGCGTTCTTCTTGCTCACCACCGTGACCGAGATGGGCGAAGGCCTGAAGATGTTCCAGCGCACCGCCATGGAAACCTCCATGGAGCCGGACTTCTCCACCGGGAACCTCCGCTACAAGGCCCGCGAGCGCTACAGCTTTGGCTTCAGCGACTGGCGTGGCATCTACGGCTCCCAGGGCGCGTAAGCACCCCCTGCCGTACCCTAAGGGCGCCTCCGGGCGCCCTTTTTATTTGGCTGGAATCGGCGTATAAAGGGGCTGATCCCTGACGGTTCCAGACCGGAGCCGACCTTAGCCACGACAGGAGATTCCCCATGGCTACCACGACCTTCTCTGGCCCCATAAAGGCTGGCACGATCAAGCACACCACCGGCACGACCGTTGGCGAAGACAAGGCGAACGTTGGTTTCGTCCTCATGGCGCAAAGCGGCAACGTGGTCTTTGGCGATGACGGCAGCACGACCGTGGTCGCTACCCTGCCCGCGAACAGCCAGATCTTCCAGATCACGGTGGACGTGACGACTGCCTTTGACGCTGGCACGACCAACACCTTTGACATTGGTGACGGTTCCACGGCTAACCTGTACGCAGACGCCCTGGCTGCTGGGTCTCAGGCTCGCGTTCTGGCCACCTCTGACGTGTCCCAGATCGGCAACCTGATCGACATTGGCACCTCGGATGTGGACGTGACCGTGACCTACAACCAGACCGGCACGGCAGCGACCGCTGGGGCAGCAAGCGTCACGGTGCTCTACCTGCAAAACCGGAACCTCTCGTAAGGAGGTGACTCATGGCTGATGCAGTCACAAGCCAGACTATCCAAGATGGTGAACGCCGAGCTGTTCTGAAGTTCACCAACATCTCGGACGGAACTGGCGAAAGCAACGTGGTGAAGATCGACGTGTCCGCCCTGGCTGCCAACAGCCGGGGCGAGGCATGTACTGAGGTCGCGATCCACCAGATGTGGTGGCAGTGCGTAGGCATGGGCGTCGAGATCCTCTTCGACGCCACGGCCAACGTCCCGGCCATCATCCTGAGCGAAAACTCAAACGGTCACCACGACTACAGCAGCTTTACGGCGATCCCGAACAACGCCGGCACCGGCAAGACCGGCGACGTGTTGTTCACCACCTTGAACGCTGCTACGGGGGACGCCTACACAGTGATCCTCGACGTGATCAAGACCTACTGATGGCGACGACGAAGAACGTCAGCCGCACGCCGGGCGGGAGGCTCACCTACCGGGGTGAGTCTTTCGCTGGCTACAACAAGCCCAAACGCACCTCTGGCGGCAGCAAGAAGTTCGCCGTGCTGGCCAAGAAGGGAGACCAGGTCAAGCTGGTGCGGTTCGGCGACCCGAACATGACGATCAAGAAAAGCAACCCGGAACGGCGGAAGAATTTTAGGGCGCGGCACAACTGCGATACTGCTAAGGACAAGTTTTCGGCCCGCTATTGGTCGTGCCGCCAATGGTGAATTTGCCGCCCCCCGCCTGTCTCCTCTCTCCCCGCGCCCGGTGTGGGCGGGTGGGCGGCATCTTTTAGGAGCGCGCTATTATGGCCGACGTACCGAAAAATGTGCGCAACCCAGCTCTGTACAAGAAGGCCCGGGCCGAGGCCAAGCGCAAGTTTGACGTCTGGCCGAGCGCCTATGCCTCGGGCTGGATGGTCAAGCGCTACAAGGATATGGGGGGCACCTACAGCAATGGCAAGGCCAAGGGCGGCGAGATCAACGCCAACACCATGATGGTGAAGCCCCGGGGCTTTGGCCGTATGCTGGCCAGCAAGCAGAAGATGGCCCGGGTGCCCCGTGGCTAAGAAGAAGGGAGGCCTTACCAAATGGTTCAAGCAAGAGAACTGGGTCGACATCTCTGCGCCAAAGGATGGCGGTGGCTTCAAGCCCTGTGGGCGAAGCTCTGCGAAGGATTCCGAGCGGGGGTATCCAAAGTGCGTGCCCTCTGCAAAAGCGGCAAGGATGAGTGACAAGGAGATTGCCTCCGCCGTCCGGCGGAAGCGCTCCAAGAAGCAGGGCGTGGGCGGCAAGCCTACGAATGTTTCTACGTTTGCAGCCGAAGGAGGCTCAATCATGAAGATGAAAGGCTATAAAATGGGCGGATCTGCCTGCAAGCGCATGGCTATGGGTGGCACCGTGAACCAAAAGCCTGCTGGCAAAATGCGCCCGCCCTCCAGCAAAAAGTGCGGGCTCTACGGGCACAAGTAGGGGTGAAAAATGGCGACCAGCAACAGCAAGGACTTTGAGCTCGACGTAGCCGAGTACATCGAGGAGGCGTTTGAGCGGTGCGGGCTTGAGCTCCGCACCGGCTATGACCTGGAGTCTGCTCGACGGTCCCTGAACCTGCTGCTCGCCGAGTGGGCGAACCGTGGCCTGAACCAGTGGACGGTCAAGCAGAACACCATCTCCATGGTCCAGGGCACGGCGTCCTACAACCTCGACTCGACCAACCCCACGGCGGTGATCGACGTCCTCGATTGCTTCGTCCGGGAGACGGTGAGCGGGACCACCACGGATCTGCCCCTGAACCGCATGAGCCGTGCCGAGTACGCGAACCTGGCGACCAAGAGCACGACCGGGAAGCCGAACCAGTTCGTGGTGGACAAGCAGATTACGCCTACGATCACGATCTGGCCGGTGCCCGACAAGAGCTCGACCTATACGGTCTACGTCAACGTGCTCACGCGCATGGACGACGCCGACACGGCCGCGAACACGATGCAGATCCCCTTCCGCTTTTACCCGTGCCTGGCGGCCGGGCTGGCCTACTACATGGCCCTGAAGCGGGCCCCGGAGAAGGTGCAGCTGCTGAAGGTCCTCTACGAGGAGGAGTTTGAGCGCGCCATGTCCCAGGACGAGGAGCGGGCATCCTTCCGGATCGCCCCCAGCCTCCGCAGCTATAACATCGCCTAGCTATGGCCTTCGCATCGAACAGGCGAGCTTACGGAATCTGCGACATCACTGGGTTCCGCTACCGGCTCAAGGACATGAAGAAGACCTGGGACGGGCTCCTCGTGGGGCCCGACCAGTGGTCTCCGAAGCACCCCCAGCTTGAGCGCAAGCCTAGTCCTGCGGACCCCCAGGCGCTGAAGGATGCGCGCCCGGATCCCAACGCCGACGGCAATGATTTGACCGCCTTCCCGCTGGTCTACACTAACGTAGGCAATGGTAAGCTGGGCACAATTTTGCAAACTTTTGCAGTCTCCTGTAGTGTCGGCGACGTGGAGGTAACCACATCATGAGCTACACCCTGGCCACCCTAAAAGCCGCCGTGCAAGACTGGATGCAGGTCGACGAGACCACGTTCAACGACAACCTGGATGAGATGATCCAGAACGCAGAGGCGCGGATCTTCAAGCTTGTGCAGCTCCCCGAGCAGCGCAAGAACGTGACCGCCAACGTGTCGACGAACAACCGCTTCCTGGCCACGCCGAGCGACTTTTATGCGCCCTTTAGCCTGGCGGTGATCAGCGACAGCACCTACAGCTACCTGCTTTTCAAGCACCCGAGCTTCATCAAGCAGTATGCGCCGGGGACCGCTACCCGCGGGACGCCGAAGTATTACTCGCTTTTTGACGACACGGCCTTTGAGCTCGCCCCGGTGCCTGACGACGATTACTCGGTGGAGCTCCATTACCTCTACAAGCCCGCGTCGCTGACCTCTGGTGGCGACTCCGGGACGACCCTCCTGTCGACCGAGTACCCGGAAGCGCTGCTCTACGGCACCCTCGTCGAGGCCGCGATCTTCCTCAAGGAGCCGATGGATGTGGTCACCACCATGGAGGCTCGATTCAAGGAGGCCGTGACCCGCATGAAGAACCTCAGCGAGGGCCGCGGCACCCGAGACGAGTTCCGCTACGACATGCTGAGGATTGGAGTGTCTTGATGGAGAAAGATCCGGGCTTAAAGGGGAAGAAGGTCGCGATCGTCGCCCTGGGAGCATCCCAGATTGACTTCGTGATCGGGCTAGAAAACAGCAAGCAATGGGACGAGGTTTGGTGCATCAACTCGGCGCTGGCGGTGTACCGCCAATGCGACCGGGTGTTCATGCTCGACCCGCCCTCTCGCTACCTCGATACCGAAGACGCCGGCAACCAGACCGAGATCATGCGCAAGCTGCTCCCGGTTCATCCTGGCCCCATCTACACCTGCGAGCTCGACGAGCGGGTGCCTGGGGCCGTGGAGTACCCGCTGGCCGAGGTGGTGTCTTATGCCAAATGCGCATATCTAAATAACACCGTGGCCTATGCCGTGGCCTATGCCTACTGGCAGGAGGTCGGGCACATCGACTTGTTTGGCGTGGACTTCAGCTACTCGCACAACCTCCACTTCGCTGAGGCCGGCCGGGCTTGCGTGGAGTTCTGGATCTCCAAGTGTCTGGAGAACAAGATCGCCATCGGGGCCTCGCCTCGGTCGAGCCTGCTGGACAGCAACGTGGGCGTGACCGAGCGCCTCTACGGCTACCATAGGTTGGAAGATCCTATAGTCGCCATGCCGCACCAGGACGAGTGGGTCCTGTGTCCGCGATCGAAGCTCAGCGAGGTCGTCGCCGAGCGCGAGATCGAGCTCGTGAAGGTGGCCAAGGCGCCGGAGCCGTACCGAGGATGATGAAGGACCAGGTAGGGCCCCAGCTGGGGAATGTCATGGTCTCCACGACCCACAACCGGGGGCACGCCCCCGAGTTCTGGGCGGAGCAGGCCACGAAGAAAATCTGTGGCATTTCAGAGCACGCGGACCCTCACGTTCGCAAGCAGGCGCTGGCTTTCCGGGACAAGGTCTATAAGGTAATCTTGGCGGAGATGCGGAGCGCCATCCGCTCAGACCGTGTTACCCTTAGCAACCAGATGAGGGCGCGCGGGGTAAACGACTTGGCGCAGATCATTCGGGAGCTTTGACATGGCCATCACCTCCGCAATTTGCACGTCCTTCAAGCAGGAGCTCCTGGTTGGGACGCACAACTTTACCAACAGCACCGGCGACACCTTCAAGCTTGCGCTCTACACGAGCTCGGCGACCCTTGGGGCATCGACCACGGCGTACACCACCACCGGCGAAGCTACCGGCACCAACTACAGCGCCGGCGGCTCCAACCTCACCAACGTCACGCCTTTTGCCACGGGCACGACGGCGGTGGTCGACTTCAGCGACCTGACCTTCTCGACGGCCACGATCACGGCCCGGGGCTGCCTGATCTACAACAGCACGGATTCGAACAAGGCCGTGGCTGCCATCGACTTTGGTGGGGACAAGACCAGCACGGCGGGTGACTTCACGATTGTGTTCCCGACGCCGACCGCGACGGGCGCGATCATCCGGCTGGCCTAATGCGCTATGCCGCTGTCAAAGCTGGAGTTCCAACCGGGGATCAATCGAGAATCCACGGACTACGCTGCTGAGGGGGGCTGGGTTGATGGGAACCTGGTCCGCTTCCGCAAGGGCCGTGTCGAAAAGATTGGCGGCTGGCAAAAATTCGGCGAGGACAGTGTCGAAGGCACTCCGCGAGCAATCCATCCCTGGCTGTCTTTGGGCGGCGTCCGATACAACGGCATTGGGACCACCTTCAAGTATTTTGTTGAGCAGGGCGAAACCTATTACGACGTCACTCCTATCCGGGTGACAACTGCCGCCGGGGACGTCACCTTCTCCGCTACTAGTGGGTCCTCGACCCTCACCGTGAGTGACACAGCACATGGCGCGGTAGCCAATGACTTTGTCACCTTCAGTGGCGCGGTTAGCTTGGGCGGCCTGGTGACTGCCGACGTGCTGAACCAGGAGTACCAGATCACCCGGATCGTCGACGTCGACACCTACGAGATCACGGCCAAGGACACCTCCGGGGCCACGGTAACGGCGAACGCCTCGGACACCGGCAACGGCGGCGCGAGCGTGGTCGGCGAGTATCAGATTAACGTGGGCCTGGACACCTATGTGTCGAGCTCGGGCTGGGGCGTAGGCGTCTGGAGCGCGGGAGGCTTTGGTTCAGCCTCAGCGATCTCTGCAGCCAGCCAGCTACGCCTGTGGACCCATGACAACTATGGCGAGAACCTGATCATCAACCCCCGGGGCGCTGGTATCTACCGCTGGGTTGAGAACTCAGGGGTTACGGTCAGGGCCGTGGAGCTTTCTCAGGTTTCCGGTGCGAACCTCGTGCCCACGGTGGGGCTTCAGGTTTTGACCTCCGAGACCGACCGGCACCTGATCGTGCTCGGCGCTGACCCGATCTCCGGCGGCGCCCGTACCGGGGTGGCTGATCCCATGCTGGTGGCCTTCTCGGACCAGGAGAACGAGCTCGACTTTGAGCCCACGGCGACCAACACCGCCGGCTCCCTGCGCCTGTCGAGCGGATCCTTCATCGTGGGCGGGATCAAGAGCCGGCAGGAGGCCCTGATCTGGACCGACACCAGCCTCTACTCGATGACTTTTATCGGACCGCCTCTGACCTTCGCTATGAACCTGGTGAACGAAGGCGCCGGCCTAATCGGCCCGAAGGCCATGGCTAATGCACCTAACGGGGTCTTCTTCGCGTCAAAGAATGGGTTCTATTTTTATAACGGCTCGGTCCAACGCCTGCGCTGCACGGTCCAAGAGTATGTCTTCAACGACCTGGATCTGGGTCAGGCCTTCAAGTGCGTCATGGGCGTCAACAGCGCCTATAACGAGATCTGGTTCTTTTACCCGTCGATTGAGGACGGCACGGGCGAGATCAGCCGCTACGTCACCTACAACTACCTCGACCAGGTCTGGAGCATCGGCAAGCTGACCCGCTACGCCTGGGTGGACGCGGGGATCAATGACCTACCGTTAGCGGGGCTTACGTCCAATGGAAGCTATTGTTTGGTCGAGCACGAGAATGGATACGATGACGACGACGGGCCTATGACTGGGGTCTTCATCGAGTCCGCGGATATTGATATTGCCGACGGTGAACAGTTTGCCTTCGTGAAGCGAGTCATTCCCGACATGGCCTTTACGACCGATCCGGCGATCTCTAACAACCCCGTGATGAACATCGTGCTGAAGCGCCGCAACTTCCCCGGGGACAGCCTGGTCACCGACTCGACGTCCCAGATCACCCAGAGCACGCAGTTCAAAAGCGTGCGCGCCCGTGGCCGCCAGATGGTCCTGCGCTTTGAGTCCGATGACGATGCCCCGGCGGTAGATCAGAGCGGCTACAAGTGGCGCCTGGGGGCGACGCGGGTTGATATCCAGCCGAGCGGCCGTCGATGAGTAAGCTTTTACCGACGCAGCTTCCGTTAGCACGCGGGGAGGCCGTGTCGAGCGACACGTTTAACCGCCTCGTGCGGGTTCTGGAGATCAACCTGGGGGCATTCGACCCGTCGTTCTCCGCCCACTACAATCTGGACGACAGGGATACTCTGCAGTTCGCCACGGGATCGATCATCTTCAACACAACGAACGAGATCCACCAGGCCTACGACGGCACCCAATGGCGTAACTTGTATGAGCATCAAACGTACCCAACCGGGGTATCGGTTACGGCCGGCCTCGGGTCAGTGACGGTGAGCACGCCGTAATGAGGGCTTAAATGGGTGGCTTTAACGTCAACATCCCGGGCATAACCCCGGAAATGCTGGCCGGGATATCGGCGTTGCCGACCACGCCTATGGCATCGCCTGCCCCGCCGGCAATGACGGCGTCCCCATCGGGGCGCGCGGCTGGGGTCATTTCCGCGTACACCCGCGGACTTGAGGGGCAATCTGATGCCGAAGTGGCTGCCTCGTTAGGCCTTCAGTTCACCGGGGACCGCGACATGGATCAGATGATCCAGAACCAGGTCGCCCGGGCTAGGCAGCAGGCCTCGCGGGCGGCGGGTACCGCAGCGACTGCTGAGGAGATCGCTGCAGGCACGGCTGCCTACGAGGACGTCATTCGGCAGCTGGAGACGACGCCGATCGATGAGGGCATTCGGCTCCAATGGTTTGGCAAGCGCGAAAACGTGCGCCCTGAGCTCAAGGCCGCAATAGCTGG